CCATAAAATTTATTGTTGCTAAAGAAGGGATGCAAAAAAGCACCCCTTCAAATATAAATCACTTTTGTTAATCATCAAATTTTTTCGGGGTGATAAATTCAGTCAACCCCTGTTGATTACAGAAATTAACAAGTTTGTTAATAACTTCTATAATATCATCCATGATACCCGGATATCGATATAATCTGAAAGATTCCCGTTTTATTTCCACTGGCTTATCCTTTAATTTTTTCCAACAGAAAATATTATACTGGACGCAGTATGCATTGGTTGAAACCAGATAAATTTTCCATTGAATTGATCGCTCATAATCCTCCAAGTGCCATGATGATTCGGGATTTTTATGCTCGTGAACAACATTACCCTCCATGCCGTCTACTTTCATTGGTATCTGAATAGTTCCATACGGTAAAACCAAATCATGGGTTAATTTGACCTCAGAGATTAATTTCGGATGCTTGCGACGGTATTCAATTACCGGGGCAAGCTCCTGAAGCGTTAAAGTTATCGGTTCCGGGAAATCTTTTTCTTTGATGATACAGATATCCCCTTTCTGAAGATATTTTAAATGGCCATGCTCAAGAACGGCATGTATTGCCGATCCATAATTCATTGAAGGCTTCCATTTTGCCTCTCCACGCAAATATTTAACAACATCTTCCAATGTGACAGAGCCATTATATTCCTCATCAAGATAAACCCGGAAATTTTCCAGTTTCGAAGGTGACATTCTGTAGATCATAATCACCTCCCCGCTCTTATTTTCTCATCCTGATAAATTCTGACACCGGGTATTTCCCTTGTGCCTGAACGGACGGCTGTTTGAATTTTGGAAGCGTCGGATGAGCAGTACTGCCTTGGGATCAAATCTTCGTTTTCGATTTCATATTTCCATGTTACTGTAAGCCCTTTAATTGCCGGGGCCGAAATTACAGGCTGTATGATAACCTTTTCTGCCTCCTTTTTGGCTTCTTCAATTACTTCATCACTGGCGAGCGGCCCAAGATTTTTGATTTCTGCCTGTTTTTCTTCGATGGCAGTTTGTTGATCTGCCAGTTCCTTGGATACACGATCCCTTTCAACTTTATTGAAAGCCAGTATCGCTTTTTCAACTTCAGCGATCAAATCCGATAATTCCTTACAAAGCTCGTCGGCTTTATTTTTTAGCGTCCTCTGTGCCTCGTCAATTTTTCGTTTTTGATCTTTCAGGGGTTCGCACATTTTTGTTACTTCCTTGTTAATAAGATTTATCAACTTTTTCCCCTTTCCGAGATTGTCATTAGCCTTTACGAGATCACTGGCATTGTTGATAACTTTATTCTCCTTTAGGACTTCGGTACCCTTTTTTAATTGAGAGGTAAAAATACTCAACGCATCAATTTTAACCTCCGAACTTTCTATTTTAATCAAGCCGGTTTCTTCGACTTTATTTATTTCAACTTCTCCCATATTAGAAAATTTTAGGTTCTTTAATTGTTTGATTTTCGCCTGTTTTTTTTGCATCAGGAGCTTTTAACTGCAATTGGTTATTTGCAGGGCCCCCCGTTTGAACATTGGCATTCGTGTCATTTTGCACCTGGTCTGATTTTGGTTTTTCTCCTGTTTCCCCGGCATGATCATCGGGAATAACAGAAGGCTTTCCTGTCTTATCCAGATACATACCCATACCTTCGTCCCATTTGAACCCGAGTTCCTTAACTTTTGCCATAAGAGAACTGCGCAGTTGTTTCTTCACCATTTCGGGGGTATTTTTAACCATTTCTACCAGCGTATCCATTTGGACGGTGTACTTTACATCTTTGAGAAGATCCGCGAAGAAAAGCCCGTATTTTTCATTTAATGGCTTGCTTAATTGGATACGATAAGTCTGAGACATATCCATGATGGCATCTGCAACCGGGTTCAACTCCTCGATCGTTTTTGCTGCAGCGATCTTTTCCTGATTATCCTGAACCAGTTTAAGGGCATCCTCCTGCGCTTTTGTCATTTCATTCATCTTTGCTTTGCAATCGGAAATAATCCGTGCCATAAATGTTGCATATTCCGGATCGCTAAAATTTGGAACCACCTGCTTCTGAATTTGGGCAGAGTTTTTTCCAACATGGCGATCACATGGGTTAAAATCTATCACCCTTCTATCTCCCTCAGTTTCCATGTAACCCACCATATCCGCCACTCCTTTGATGATGTCGTAAGAGCCCCCGGTGATCTTCGGTTTCTTTTTTATGGAATCCTTTACATTTTCATCATCATCATGGGCAATGAAAATCAGATCAATCCGCTTGGATTTCATTTCATTAACAAAAGCATTGAAAACATTCTTCATTGCTCCATAGCCACCAAGGGCCAAAGCCCCATCCTTTTTCGCATTTTTAGGATCGTCCCTGATAACCGATTGAGAAACGTAATTGTCCAGCATAGTACCAACGGTATCAAATATCAACGTTTTTATACCAAGCTGCTCAAGCTGCCCGGAACGATGGAATTCAACAGCATCCTCCCAAGAGTCCATTTTAAGGGCTTTCTTCCTGCCTATTGCCCTCTGCAATCCGCCGTCGAAGTCCTCTAATAATGGGTTTTCTGCAGTAAAACTTATGGAAGTTTTACCAATGCCAGGCTCACCGAAAAGCAAAATAATAATCGCTTCAATGAGTAGAGCCTCATCTTCACTAATGATCTTGTACGCCATAATTTTTCAAATTTTAATTAATAATTATTGTTGCAAATTCAAATATAGATATTCTTTTTTGACTATCATCAAAATAGTTTTGATGTTTTTCAACCATTTGGAAACTTCTCCCGGAAAAGCCATTCGGGAATTTCAAGCTCTTTTAAAGCCGGTATAAAATTACATTGTGACTTAGGTATCCATATCACATCACCTTCACAGTTGAACTTGAAACTTTTATCGGTACTGCCCGGAAGCAATGTGGCTTTAATCTTATAATTCGTCCTGTTTCCTTTCTCGAATGCCATATTAATTCATGTTAGCGATTATACTTCCAGACATATCAGTTACCTCATCGATTTTAACAACGATCCTGCGATGCTTTTCCATGCACTCGTCGCAAAAGAAAGGTTCCCCTTCAAAATAAAACGTGCCAATGACTTTAAAAGTGAAAAATTGATTCGTAATTACAAATCGAAGTCGCCCTGATTCTTTGTGTTTCAGAATAGATTTAAAGAAAGATTTCTTTTCTGTTATTACCCTGTCAACTCCAGCGAAGAAGTACTCCACTTTTGCTTTTTCGGCTGTTTTTAAAAATTCATCAATTGTCATTTTGTTTGGTGATTAATGATTTCATAATTTCTTTGAATGTAGTTTCCTCGGTTTGAATTTCGGTCCGGGAACCGGTTGCCTCTCTCTCCATGAGCATCCTCGTTATAATGATATCGTATATCCGCTCATCCACCGTTCCTTTGCCGAGAAAATAGTAACAATTAACATTATTTTTTTGCCCAATCCTATGCTCCCGATCCTCTGCCTGACTTTGATCTTTATAAGTCCAGCCCATTTCTATACATAACCAATCGGATGCTGCGGTTAGGGTAAAGCCAGTACCTCCTCGTTTATATGTTAGAACTATTAACTTATATTTTGGGTCCTCCTGAAACTTTTTGATATTGTCCCGGACTTCTTCATCAGAAACATCACCAGTAACAAGCAATACATCATCAAAATTGTTCTTTATGAAATTGGCTGTTTCTTTAAACCATGTGAAAATTACCAGTTTTTTGTCCTGAAGCAATAAGTCCTCAACAAATTGTTTAACGGCTGAAAGTTTCCCCCTTGCCGAAAGTTTTTTTAATATACCAAGTTGAACGAGGAGTTCAGCCCTCATCGCTGCATCAATCTTTTCAGGATCGACATTCTTACTTAATAAGTAACTCTGCAGGTTGATTAATGCATGATCGTACTCTTCCTGATTATCGATATCAACTTTAATGATTTGGCGAACCTTATCTGGTAATTCTTTAAGAACCTGAAATTTCTCCCGGCGAATGAAGCAGATGGATCGTAATTTAATATTTAGGTCCGATAAATTTTGAGGGAGAGCTTTTGAATTGTTGAAAAATCCTTTGTTTGCCGTATAATATTGCTTAATGAATTTGAAGTATCCACCAAATTTTTCTATTTGTCCAATCATATCAAGCAGGGCTCCGAGATCGGCCGGCCCTTTTACAATTGGGGACCCGGTAAGAGCCAGACATACTTCCTTATCCTTACAAAGAGGCTTAATGGTTTTAAATCTCAACGTCGATCTATTCCTGCACTCGTGAGCTTCATCAATTATTATCGATTTGAATAAATTCTCATATCCTTTTGTGATAACCTTTTTATTTGTTTTACCAGCCCTCGCTCCTTTGGTTATTTCTATTTCCTGAATATGATCAGTGAATAAAGTCCTTGCCCCATCGTAATTAATGATGCCCACATCCATTAATCCAAGTTCAATATACTGTTTGAGCATGGGCATCCTTTTTTTATCAAGGATCAAAACCTTCTTATTGGTAAACTTTGCCCATTCATCTTCCCAATTATAGCGCAGTGATTTCGGGCAAATTACAAGCGATGGAAAGGTGTCGGTACCCAATACTGTGGCAATTGCCTCGACTGTTTTACCAAGCCCCATCTCATCGCCAAAAATTACCCGCTTATTTTTAATCCCATAATCAGCCCCGGAGTTCTGGAATGGATAGAGGGGCAATTTAAGAGGAAGGTTCAATTCAACATTTTCAGCATTATAACTGGCTTCCAGATTATCGTTAATATTTCGGAACATCGATTTACCCTTTTCTGTTACAATGAATCCGAATTTTTCCCCGAATGCCTTAACCTCATCAGCTTTACCAAGAGGAGCATTCCAGTATTTCTTTTCCTGATTCCATCTGGCTCCTTCAATGGAAGATATCTCCTTGTAAAGTTCCCTGCTATATGGAAATTTAATCACAAATAGATTATCATCGTATCCAATGAGGTTGAAACTTTTATTTTCGTAGTATGCTGATTTTGGTATCTGAATGGTTACTTTGGGAACAGTATCAAAGTCAAACCCCACTTTCTTGAGAGTAAGAGTGTGGGGTTTTATGAGTTCGTAAACCCGATGGGCATCCGAAGGTGACCAGTTAGGGTTCAACCGGCAACGCTTTAAAAATTCAGCAGTTCCATTGACGGCTGAAGGGGGAAGTATTCTTTTTATAAATAGTTCCCTGAACGATAAGAGTGCCTGTTTTAATTCCGGATAGCTTCCTGAGTCTCCCATAAGTATTCTTCGCCGATAATTTTACAATTCGCCTGACTAAGATCATGAACGACATCTTCATAATGATCCAAAGGAACTTTTATCGTCCTATAACCATCACCGATATCAGTATAATCCCTTCTTAATTGGGAATCCCTTGCCTTAACAGGTATATCATAAAATTTAACTGAAATAACTATGTGTGTAGGTACACCTTTTTCTTTAAACAATTGCGCCCGTTTCCGGCTTAATTCGCTCTTATAGGACTCCTCAGAAAAAAGAGTTACTGTTTTGTGAAGTATGTCCCATGAAGTGTGGGATAATTTTCCCCGGAGTTCATCTTGAATCCGGCGAAGCCTGGCATCCTCGAAGGTTTTCATATCTTCGAATTCCCATTGCCTGTTTAAGATTGTATCGATAACAATTGTTTTCATACTTGTTATTGTTGCTCCACAAATATAAATATATTTCACAAATATAAAAACTTATTTTATAAACAACAAAACTATCCTCCCGGAAGGAGCATTAGCAACAATAATCCTATTTAGGGGGGAAATGGGAGGATAGCATATCCAAAGATTAGAATTTTTCTAACTTTTTAATCGTTGTATGGAAGATATTATCGAATTCAATATTCAAATAATCATGAATGTGCTTGCATTTTTTTGGGGGATTCAACTGGCAGTCATAAATTGTCCTTATGACAACCTTATAAATGTCGGCTTTCCATGATTCATTTATCAATATAGCTATTGATATCCCCTTGTACTTAAACTTTGCAAGATGGGCATCATTGGCTTTGAACTGATTATTAATGATCATTTGAATTCTGTTTTCAATAGATGCCCTTTCGGAATCAATATTATTATTAATGATAATGTCCCTGATAAAACAACTTATCTCAAGCATGGCATTATTACAAGCCATATAAACCGCCGTTTCACATGCCGGAAGGGAAATGTTTTCATTATACTGGTTTACCAGAATTGTTATTTTGTCGGTAAGTTCCCTAAGAAGGCTATAAATCTGTTTTTCTGATTTTCTCTTGAGCGATTCTTTTAACCAAGTTAATAATATAGGGCTTGCCACGAGAAAAGTTATTCCAAATATAAAAACTACAAAATTGCCCATGCCCACATCCTTTAGCAATTGTGCTAATTCGGAGATTGATTCTTTACCTTCCATTTTCCGGATTTTGATTTAGCTTTTCTTCTATTAGTTTTATCAAATATGTGAATTTTGCCGGTTTCTGCAATACGCATGAACTTTCGACTTGTGGACATTTTTTAATTGCATCTGATAATGAGTAAATTCCGCTCAAAATAATTATTGGTATTTTTTCAACCGAAGGATTTTTTTTGATTTCCCGGACCAATTCATCACCATTTATTCCGGGAAGGAACAAATCGATGATGAGAAGATCGGGGAATTTGGTTAAAGTTTTCTCAAGGGCATCAAGCCCATCCGTACAACTAATCACGTAATAATCGTGAACATTAAGAAATTCGTTATACAGTTCCAGGGAAGTGAGATCGTCTTCAACCAGGAGAATAGTTTTCATTATCTAAACCTTAGTGCCGGTTTTCCAGTTATGGAATCAAAATATGCCTCTGCCTCTGCTCCGGAATCCGGATAAATGATCATATTGCCGTAAATCTTTGTCCGCTTCAGCGAATCCATCCAAGCCAGAAAATTACTTCGCATGGTATCCACCTGATAGATTGATTGTTCACGGTACAAAGTTGCCTCATCCAGCGCAGCTTGTTTAAATGAATCAAGTTTTGACCTGCGGGCATTATATAAAGAATCCAATCTCGAGTGCCGGATTGAATAAATAGAATCTATTACCTGTTTGATTGAGTCCAAATCCGGACAACAATTCAGGTTCACAATAAACGTGTCCACAATGCAGGTGTCGTAAGGAACCCGGACAGGCGTACAGTTCGGGTTCTTACAACCTGCAACAATAATGAACATGATAAAAGCACACAATCCAAAAAGCCTCATCATTTCTTTGATTTCATTAACCTATTAAGTCCTATTTTATGAATTCCCATTGCTGTAAAAATCCCAAAGAACATTTTTCCAAGTTCATGGGGGATTCGAAGCGGGGGATATATGAGAGCGAATATACCGGCAAGAATAACGCCGGTTATAAATACCTTCCATTTGACACCCATTGTTTTTTTGCCTTTTTCTTTTCTGGTTTCGTCCATGCTTTGTGTCTGATTATTAATTGCCCATGAAACCAAAAGGAGTGCCATTACAAATACCCAATTGATATACCCGAAAAATTCATTCAGCCCGTCGAGCAATTGTTTATAAATCAATTCTTCCATATTAAAGGGCTTTTGTCATTACAACATAATGCCAATCCGTACCATCACTTTCAACCTTATATAAAAGTCCGGAGCCATCATTATCTTTAATTGATATTTGAAAACCTTCTCCAACTGCTCCAGGAGCTGATCCAATAAGTCCATCTAATTCCGCAGCTGTTGGAGCCCCATCGGTAAGACTACCGGTAATCTGAACTGCAAATGATGCTGTTCCAGTGGGGGTTATAATTAAAAATCTTCCTGTTGAAACATTAAATTGACATTCATAAATATCATTAGTATTTAATGTTATTGAATAAAATAAACCAGATTTATCTACCCGGAAAGTTAAATCTTCAGTATCATCTGGTTTGAGCCACCACATCTCTAAATTTGGATCACCATTTCTGTCAATAGTCAAATCGAAATAATTATCACCGCTTTTATCTCCAGGCAAATAAATACGCATGTTATTTATAAGCGTATCTACGTATGACTTATTGACAGCCTGATCATCTTGGATGGGATCAGTCAAACCAATTAGTGGTTTTTTGATAACTAATTTGCTTCCAATGGCCTCTCCTATTGTTGCATATATCGGTTGACTATTTGATGTCGAAAGTATGTAGATACCATCATAGGACATGTCAATCGCCATGTCCTGAATTGGCACTGAATAAGCAGTCCATGTTTGTCCATAATCCTCCGATTTATAAGCCGTGGAGGTATTTGTGTTTGCAATTTGATACCTTCCAGTAGAATCAATTGCAACATGATACCAGGTATGCCCTGAACTTTCAAGTGTCCATGTACTACCATAATCGTTTGAAACATATAATGCCTGATTATCCCGTGCCAGAGCGGTTTGGTATTGTCCCGAATAAGACATATTAACATCAGCCCATCCGAGTGCACTTCCTTTTGCTGTCCAACTCGCACCATAATTATTTGAAACATATAAATTAGCACCATAAGGAGAACCGGTTTGATATTGTCCCGTTCCTGAAACACATAATCCTTGCCATGATCGACTCGATGCAACCTGATTCCAGCTTGCTCCATAATCCGTCGATCTATAAAGGAATCCTCCGGAAATGCCCGCAGTTTGATATTGACCATCTGCAGAAACAGCTATGTCGAGAAAATTACCTGCCGGCCCAACCTCTGTCCATGTCGCCCCATAGTCTGTTGAACTATAAATATGCCCCGTACCATTAAAAACAGCGGTTTGATATTGGCCTGTAGAAGAAATGGATACATCTCTCCAGTTTTGCGAAGAAGCAACCTGATTCCAATTAGTCCCGTAGTCTGATGATTGATATATAAACCCTCCGACAGTAACCGCTGTCATATATTGTCCATCAGATGAAACTGAGATATTTCCCCAAGTATAATTTTGATTATAAATAGTATCCCAAATAGAACCTATAACGAATGGGGAGAACTGAAAAAAAGAAGTATCAACAGAGATGGTATCGTTATTAACATTAATCAATGAACCTCCGACAATGTTTGAGGTATCTGGAGGAGGACTTCCTAATTCTTCCCAAGCTAATGCAATTCCATCATAAGATTCATAAATACCAGTTACTTCATTATAACGAATAGTACCACCTGTTTCATTGTAAGAATAACCAACATTTAATCCATTTGGTGCTGTCAAAATATTTGTATCTGCGGATAATATATTTGTTCCTTTAATATTAATATTAAGTGATCCTTCGGATGTTTGTGCATCCAGATTAAAACTTGATTCAGATTCATCATTTGCAATACTATTCCAACTGAAAGTATTTGGATTTGCATATAGATTAAAAAAATTATTGCCTGTCTCATCTTGAGCATAAGCATCGAAATACGAATTCAAAAAAGATTGTGGGTTAATATTCATTTTAAGGTATGAATTTTCCGCATCCTGTTGCCAATAAAAACCATAATAATCCGCAAATAATTTAAACTCTTTATTCAAAGTATCTAAGGCATAAACATCGAAATAACTATTTTGAATAACCGATGGGTCTGTACTAAAATAAAAGTGTTGATCAACTTCATTGGATGTCGCTGTCGGCTTATTATTATAATCGAACATAAATCTGTTTTTATAAAATTGGGTTTCAAACCAATTAACCGCATCCGCATCCTTTTGCCAATATAAATCTAAATAACCATCTTCATAAGGGCTTAATTTTAAGTCAAAATAATTACCAAAATTGGGTTCCTCAATGTAAAGTGTACTGTCAGTTATATGGGGATCAGAACCGCCACCGATTGTTCCTTCTACTATTGTATCGTTACCTACTATTAAAGTGTCAGTTGATAATTTTTCAAAATCTGTTTGTAATGATAAAACTAAAGGAGTATGAATGTGTGTATATCTTGCATTCCCTTCATAATAAAGGGTAACAGTTCTATTCGCCCCGGATGTAGTCTGTGCAAAATATTTAATTACGATCCGATCTGTTAAGTCAACATTAAAATTAGATTGTACTGATTCAAAATCAACCTCTGCAGGGGTAGTTGAATTTAATTCAGGACTGGTCACATTGAATAATTCCGTTTCAACTCCCAAAGCACTTCTCTTGTAAACCCTTATTGTTACAGTCGTTGTGGCAGTTGCTGCATCAACCTGAAACCAGGACATAAATACCCATACCCCACTTGGAATAACATTCAGATTCATTGCCTGTGTTGCAAATTCCTGAATAACCACTGATCCTGATACTGAATTAACGACTGCATTATTTGTCGCTTCCGGGTCCTCCTGTGCAATTGTTAGTAACTGATTATATCCAACAATATCAGAAGCCTCAGAATGTAAAAATAAAATAGACTGGCCCAAGGCAAAACCTGCGCCATCAATTGCATTATTTACGAAATCCTGTGTCGCAATTAAGTCTAAAGTATCTCCTTTTACCAGTGGTTCAGATACTGCCTTAAAAATCTTTCCCCCTTTGGTTTCAATTATTAAGGAATCTCCACTGGAATGGATATCGACAATTGTATCTCCACCATTTATGGCTATACCTGCGCCATTTCGGAAGATACCATCTCCATTTGAAATAAATCCTTTCGACATGAATTGCTGCCCGAAACCACAAAGGGAAAACAGCATCAATAGTGACAATAAAATAAATTTTTTCATTTTGTTACAGTTTATGATTAATAATGAGTGCTTTTATCTGAAGAATATCGGCTATGTTACCAACATTATAATTGAGTTCAATGTTACGTCCATTGAAAGC